CAAGAGCCTTGGCCAGGGCCGTGGAGATCACGGACTGGCCAGTTGTGATGACTGTGTTGAATCCACCCATGAGGGCCTGCACTCCGCGACCGGTGATGATGGACGCGTCGATGTTTCCGTTACGTACCTCAGGAGACCTCATGGCCTTCTGTGCCTCATTGTCCAGCAGGGCTCCCTGCTGGAACGTGTACTGAGGCATGTCCAGTCCTACGCGCACGACACCCTGCGGGTTGTCGGTGCGGATGATGGCGTCGTCTCCGAACGTCATCTTCTGCACATCGCGAGGAACGACAAGCGGTGCACGAACAGACTTCTCAGTCGCCTCAAGGCCCAGGAGGGCCATGCGGCTCTTCGCTAGCTGAACCCAGATCGCGTCATCGAATGCACCACGGACTTCCTGGTCGAAGCCAGGTCGCCTTGCGATGGAGACATAGACCTTCTCCAGCGGGTTAGCCATCTGGTCAACGAGCTGGTTGCCATGCATCGGAAGATACATGGTGATCTGGTCACCGTCGCAGTACTTGACTACCTCGATCTCACGCTCTGCCCAGCCTGCCTCAGCCTGGCCGCCAGTCTCGTTGCTCTGAAGTACTCGGAGAAGGTGTGGGAACTTCGAGACGAGATGGATGGCTTCCTCACGCCACACCTTGGTGTAGCTTCGGACGCGGCCGTACAGGTCGATCTCCGGGTAGATACCTAGAGGGGACTCGACGCGAATGCGAGGGGTCTTGTCGGTGAAGTCCGGCTCCACGACGTAGACCGCCATACCGAACGTATTGTAGTAGTCACAGAACGTGACCTGATGTCCGGAGTGAAGCTGACTGTACTGGACGTAGGCGTTGGCGATCTTCGTCCTCTTGCCAGAGAACTTCTTCGCCTTGTCGGTGGTGATGACGCCGGAGGCACAGTTGATGCTGGGCATAGTGCCCATGACCTCAGCCATGTCCCTTGCGGAAGTGTCGATCAGGTTGGCCACAATCGGCTTGGGCCATGCGTCAGGCATGGCCCCTGGGATCACGTTGTCGATGTCACCGGAGCGAACGTCGTGCACATCGCGCTGACGCTGGTCTCGGTCAGCAGAAGCACGCCGTAGCGTCTCTACCTTCTGGGCGACCTTGTCGATGGTCAGCGCCATGTGTACTCCTTACTTCTCCAGGTACGCTTGCGCCCTGGTCAGGTTTGCTATGTTATCTCGGAGGAGTCCGATAGCTCTATTGCAGTGGCCGCACAGCAGGCCACGTACCTGACCAGTCTCGTGGTCATGGTCGATAGACCATTCACCATCTCCATCCGTACCCTCAGTCGTGAGACAGATCGGACATCGGCCACCCTGTTCGGCCAGAAGTCGATCGTACTCTTCCTGAGTGAGGCCATACTTCCTAAGCCTCTCTCGATGGTTCTGTGCGATCTGTTTGTCGCGGTTATTCTTGCGCCACGCGATCTTGTAGTCGTTCCAGCAGGGCCTGCACTGAGCGCCATAGCCGGACTTGGTTCCCTTGTGCTTACGAAATTCTGTAAGCGCCTTCCCGACGCCACAACGAGAACAAGTCTTCACTTCGGCTGGCTCACCTTCAGGGCGGCCCAAGACTTAGCGCCTGGGTATCCGTCCGCCGCAGCACCGGAGTATCCGAGCTTGCGCTGCCACCAGGCGTACGCCTTGATGTCAGCTCGCGTGAACGTCTTGGTCGGAGTGTACTGAGCCTTGTAGCCCGCCCTGATCAGGGCCTTGCCCAGCTCCTCCACCAGCTTGTGCTCCTTGCCGATACGGAAGAACCCGACGCCAGGGAATGGAGCGTAGACAGGCTTAGGCTTGTCCACCTTGACTCCAGCGATCTCCTTCGCCCTCAGCACGATGGCCGGAAGCTGAGCGATGATCGCAGGTCCAGGGCAAGGGTGGCCGCCCCAGGCGGCCCCACCCATCGCGTGGTAGCCGAGCCCCTTGTCGCCGACCTTCTTGGCGAGCTGGAGCGGAACGCCGTGAGTCTTGTGAACCCAGACGAAGAGCTGAGCGATAGTCTCGATCTGCGCCTTCGTCAACTTGTCCGGAGTGTGCCCCTCGTTCTCGACGGAGAGGTAGGTGCGGTTACCGGACCCCTGCGCCCACGCTCGGTCCTTGGTGTCGACCCACTGACGGATCTCTCCGTCCTTGCCGGTCCCGAAGTGCGAGGATGCCTGGCTGGCTGGGTTGTTGAACCATGACTGGGAACCCTCCAGGGTTCCCTCCATGATGTGGACAACCAGGCCAAGCACCTGCTCCTGTCCGTCCTTCGTGAAGTTCTTGAGCGGAACCTGCTTCGCCTTGCTGTACTTAGCCATACTAGTTACCCCACCAGCTTCCTTGTCCTGTGGACATATTGGCCTGAGCCATGTAATCGAGGTCGATAGTGATAGTGCGCTCGCGGTCGCGTGCGCTCTGGTATTCGTTGCCTACGTGGAAGACGTTATCCGTCTCCCCGATCAGCTCCCTCGCCCGGATCTCCGCAAACCAGAGAGCCATGACGAGGTCGGTCTTCTTCTTGGTCTTGACACCTGGGGGCAGTGGCTCCCAGGTCGTAAGCTGCTCGATGAGCATCTTGGTTGCCTCGCTACCGGAGCGAGACGGGATGTGGATCAGGTTCTCGTTGCGCTCGTGGCCCTCGAACAGCATGGACATGGAGGCGACACCGAAGTCGGCATCCCACTTGTTCTTGCCAGTGAAGTGCTCACGGAGGAGACATCCACGGGAACCGAGGAACTGCTTGATCTCCCTGTTCTGGGTGACCATGAGGTTCATCGCGTTCTTCTCGATGCGCCACTCGTTCACTCCGTACTTGACCGTCAGCTCCTTGATCTTGTCGAAGATGTCGTCAGGCTTCAGGTTCCCCTTCGACCATAGGTCCAGGATCCATCGCTTCCCGTTGTACCTGTCGACACCAAGGATCACGGCAGCCGAGTGGCCCGTCATCGCAGGGTCGAAGCCTCCCACAATGTAGAGGCCATCCATCCCGTGTTCGCGATGACCTGGAGCACCCTTCGTCATCACACCCGCAGCGCGCATACCGTCTACGCATCCGGTCACAGCCTTCATGGGGAAGATCGCATCTTCGATCACTGACTCCTGCATGTAGACCAGAGCCCAGTTCTTCGGGCTCATAGAGGCGCGGCGCTTCCTGAGCGCCTCGCCGGTCCACATCGGCCACAGCCCATCCTCGTACTGCTCGACAAGCTGTCGACCCGCCACCGAAACCGGTGGGCGGTTCGTCTTGGGCCATAGGGTCACCCAGTCGTCGGTGGTATCACCGAACTCCAGCACTGCTGGCTGGGTCAGGTACGTCCATGGGCTCTGCTCTTCTCCGTAGTAGTCATCCTTGATGATCTCTCCGTAGAGGTCAATCGGAGCGAGTCGAGTGCCAACCAGTAGGATTCGTCCTCCGGGGTACGACAGGCGGTTGTACACCTCTCGCTGAAGCCAGTCCATCTGCTTCTCATACTCGTGAGCATTCTTGCCAGTGACGCAGTCATCCAGGATGATGAGGTCGGCTCGGGATCCGTAGATGTGTCCACCGATTCCGAGAGCCTGGACGGTTGGGTCTTTCTCGCCGGAGTCTCGGGTGCTGGAGCTGACATAGATGGAGTCGGCGGTCCAGGCCGCCGCTCCCTCATCGAATCCGCCCTCAGGGGCGAAGTCGACCTGGAGCTTCTGATAGTTCCGGTTCTCTGATGCAAGCCTGTCCTTGATTCCCCTCAGGAAGCGCTTGGCCATGTCCTGAGTCTGGGAGACGATGATGACTCGGATGTTCGGGTCCTGGCAGATACGGTACGTCACGTAGTTCATCGTGATAGTCGTACTTTTAGCGTGCTCAGGCGGGGTGTTGATCAGGAGGAACTCAGGCTCACCCTTGATGTAGGTCTGATTTTCGTGCAGGTTCCTCGGGTCATTACCCTCCAGCAGATCGATCCACTGAAGATGGTGGTTGAACAGCTTGGTGTCGAGGTACTCCTCGCACCACTCTGGGAACGGAGCGATGTTCTGACGATTGACATCAGCCTCAGCTCCGCTCTGCGCCATAAGGCGCAGACGGTCCATCTCGTCACGGAAGCCTGCGTCACTCTGACGCAGGTACTTGTACTGAGCCTCCGTGAGGTTCATGTCCAGACAGGCTTGCTTGATGGACTTGCCAGCCTTGACGTACTTGATGAAGGTCTGCTTCCTGACCTGACTGTCGGAGACAGCAGCCCTCAGGTTCTTGTTCCGAGGCTTGGCCTGTCGAGGAGCAGTCTTCAGCTTCCTTCCATCCTCCGTCACGTACAGCTTGGCCATCCGTCTGTCCTACCCTTCCTTAACTAGCACTGGTAGTTAAACGACGTGACTGCGACCGGAGGAATGATCCCGAGGTACGAGGGGTTGTCTGTCCTCCTGTTAAACAATGTTTAAGGAGTGTCTGGCAAGGAGTCCAGCCCCCTGGAGGGGCTGGCCTCTCCGAGGCGTCTGACCTTGCTCACAGTCGTTTAAAGTAGTCTCACTATGTATATACGCGTCCTTGAGGACATTTGGGACACATGACTTGGTGTGACCTGAGTCACGTGGCTACATCCCTTGTGGGGCAAGGGCTCTGGTAGGCAGTGTGATGCAGGTCACAGCATGTATGGTGGGATTTTAAGGGGACTCACTCCCACTCCCACCGCCCCGTTTAACAATGCCCGGGTATGGTACGACATGTCCGGATTTGTCAGGGCAGTCCGTTTGACCCACTGTGTCATGACATAGCGTGACATGAGCTGTCCGATTTGTGACGATGTGGCCTGAAGTCGCCCCTGATGTCTGATATGTGTAGAAAGTGTGCGCTTTGTGCTCATATGAGCGGGGATGTGCACGTATGAGGGGGCAGGGGACTGTACCAGGCGATACGTGAGGGATGTCCGATCTGCCCCACTGTGCCCCTGTATGCGTGGGTATGCGCCCTCACGCGTGCGTGTGCGTGTGTGCGGGCGCGACACGCGGTGTAAGCGAGCCAGGCATGAGTGTGTGCACGTGTACGCGCAGGTACCTGCGTGCGCGCCTGTGTGTGTACGCGTGTGCGCGCGTTGGGCCCAGCAAATTCGGACATTACCGGAGGAACCGGGGCATGTCCTGATCCGCTCCTTTTGCTCCGGTCACATGCTCTGACCTGCGCGTCTCACATCGTGGATCGTGATTGTTCGGGCAACTCGGACATATCTCTCTTTGCTCCTGCCTCTGCTCCAGTGAAGATGATCACCAGACCAAGATCTTTCCAGCCCCCTGAGGGGGCTGGTATGTCCGGTTCTGGCCTGATCTGCCCCTTCAGTTTGTCCGGTTTTGTCGTGACATGTGGGCATCTTCTGGACACCTTGAAAGAAGTTCTCTGCCCCAGTATGTCCGTATTTGTCCGGACATCTCCCTGTCCGTTTTGTCATGCTTTGCCCTGGTTCTCAGGGCCTGGCCGGCCTCTTTGCTCCGGTCTTCACAGTTGCCATCATGTCTAGTTCAGGTTGTCAGCAGCACACACCAGCAAGATCGGTGGAGCTGCGGGGCTTCTGTCCCATCTGACTTGAGAACTTCACAGTGTGATGCGACTCTTCATAGGTCACAGCTTTATCGTGACCAAGGGAGCGTGTGCGATAACGGACGGCAGGCCCGCCTAGCGGGCGCCGATAGCGTGGGACGGCACAGGGTGCCCACGGTTTCCCATGGGGTAACCCGCTAGTGACTGCCTTTGGCATAGCTAGCAGCACGCCTAGCGTGCGGCACACGCTCCTGGTGGAGCAACAGCGCGGCAACGCCTCTCTTCATAGGTGACCCGTGTGGCTATCAGCTTGTTGGCGGGGTAATGGCCCACCAAGGCGACGACGGCTAGACATACCGAGAGGTCACTGTCCCACCCTTGACACGCCCCTAGGGGCGTGTGATCGAGTCCCGTTGAGCAGGTGAACGGCTTAGGCAATACTGGCACCGTCTTAGGACACAGCTATGAGCCAAATGAGCCTGAAACCCGCTGAAACCAGGGGCTTGACACCGGTCCAGTGACCTGGAAGAGTCTGCATCACGCCGAAGTCCTCAATCGGACGACGGTGGGCAAGATCCAAGCACCCTAGCGCGAAAGCTGTGGGCTCTGTGAGGACGATGCCCTGATACGCCCGGAGATAGGGAATCCCGCCGGTACAGGGGTGAACCATACGCCGTGTCGACAACCACGCTGGTGGATGAGCTTTAGCCAGCCCTCGCGAGAGGTGTCCATTCGGTTCGAAGGAAGCGTCCGTTTGTTGAGAACTCAATACTGCGATAAGCCCTGCCACATGCCATGGCGCCCCGTGTTATACCTTGGGGGTAGCCCGCTAGGCAGGCCGTACAAACTCGCACACCCTGCGTGTCAGCTTGGTTAATCCGGGCTGAACGACGGGCGATGTGTGCCACTGACCGGGAACCTGCCGGAGGTCAGCACACACGTGCCAGAGTAGGGTGAGGTTGTACGCTCTTTCCCCCCTTGTTTGGGGGACCCTTGGGTGCCTTCGGGTAGTCTTGGGTCCCTCAGGAGGACACAGAGGGCCCCCGAGGCGACGAACGCCAGCTTGCTGGCCCCCGAGCGCACGAACGTTCTCTGTGTCCTCCAGTGCCGCCCTGCCGGGGCGGCAGGACAAGGGAGAGAGATCATGACGACTTCTACGAGGATCGCCAAGCTGGAGGCCCAGTTCGACCGTGGCCTTATCACGGCGGCTGAATTCGCGTCGGAACTCATGCACCTGGCCACGCTCAAGGCCAAGGAACTCACCACCACCTTCACCGTCACCCTCATGGTTGACGGCCACAAGGCGGGCGGATCCACTAAGGCTCCCCTGGATGAGGTAGCGACACTCGCCGAGTGCGAGTGCTGCGAGCCCTACCTTGACAGCGTCGGCAAGGACTGCGAGTTCGGATGCACCTCCCTCCGGTTCATGGAGGACCTGAAGGAGTTCGGTCAGGCGATGATCGTCAACCGTACCTCGTACGGTGTGTCGGTCCTGACGGCGTACGTCAACAAGTAGTCAACGACCAGCGGGAGCCGTCCAGCCCTCAGGGGCTGGCGGTTGCCACGGCATCGTTGCCGAACTAAGGGGAGAGAACATGCGACACGTACTCGTGAACGTCCGCCTCAACAACGGATGGGATGAGTGGCAGTACGTCGGAGGATTCAGCTTCAACGCTCTCAAGTGGCACACCGCCGAACAGGTGGCCAGGCATGCGCGGTTCATCGTGGACCGCAAAGCCGAGGAGACCGTGCGAGTCGAGGTGTTCAACCCGGACACCAAGCTGTACGACCAGGAGTTCGTCCTCCGTCCGATGACATTCTGACAGTGACCAGCGGGAGCGCCCACGATGTGGGCGTTGCCACGGCATCACTGCCGAAAACAAGGGAGAGAGACCTTGAAGACTGCTGAATTCAACGAGGCATTCATGGGCAGCGGCGAACCCCTCAAGGGTTCCCGCATCCCTGGCTTCGGCGCTGGCAACAGGGTTCCTGAGACCTCTAGGGTCCA